TTATATTCTTCCCACCATTCAACAAAACGTAAAAACATTTGCCACACATCTGGGTGATATTGAGGGTTGCCATATTCACTTAAGAAATTAAGTTCTTTACCATTTAGGTATTGTTCAATCATTTCGTGAACTTGTGTACCTTCCTCCCCTGCTTTTTTAACTATAAAATCAGCAGAGTATCCCACTTTTTTAAGCCAATCTTCAAAGAATTTACCTTTAGGATAGTGACTTAGTACATAAGTTATAGAGGGATAATATTCACCATTTCTTCTATAATATCTTGCATCAGGTAAAGTTATTTGTTTAGCATCCGGAGATATTTCAATTATCCTATTGTAGGATTTTTTTACATTTCTTTTCATATTAAAGATAGTTTCTTTTCAAATAGGTTTTCATAAGTTAACTTCTTAGAAGTTTGAACTAATTTAGTAAAATCAATAAAACCCATTTCACTAGGATCTTTATCTTTTAATTCCACAAGGTAAACTTTTTTACCTACATTTAGAAATTCTTCAGCGAATTCTAAAGCTCTTGTCATAGCATCAGTATCTAATGCTAAATAAATCTTTTCAACTGTAGAAGATACTATCTTCTTCATTAAAGATTTTTGAATATTTTTCCCCAATAAAGGAATAGCATTACGTTTAATACTAATAGCATCAAAGGGACCTTCGCATAATATAATAGGAAGATTCCAGTTTATAAAAAATTCAAAAGGTATAATGTCCCTTGACCAGCTGGGGTTTCTATACTTTATATAGGGATCTTTTTCAAATGATCTAGCTGTAAAATAATTTAAATTACCATTAATATCATAAGATGGGATAATTACCATCTTAGCATATAGACCATTTTCGCAATACCCTATATTATATTTTATAATATCATTATCAGTTAGTCCCCTACGTTTAAGGTAGGAATATGCATGTTTAGCTATGATATCATTATTATTTAATATACTACTATACTCCTTAGGTAAATATAGAGTATCTGCAGGCACACCGTGTTTATCTTCATAATCATATACTTTAACTAATGACTTTAATTCCTGTAATTTAGAATTATCAGCATTAACTTTTTTAAATAATGTAATTAATCTACTTCCTTTAGTATTGCATACCCAACAGTTCCAAGGATTAAGTCCTTTTTTATTAACTGTAAAGTTAATCTCCAGTTTAGGTTTATGGTGGTTACAGAAGGGACAAGTATAAGCATAATTACCCCGCGCAGTTTTTCTACCTCCTCCTAATACGGAGTTGGCTAAATTTACTAACAAATCATTTATCATATTAGTCTTTATAATTCTCTAGATCAGATCTAAAGAATTTCCCCAGTATGTTGCTATTAATATACGAAGGATTTTCTAGGACTTCAAACATCATTTGAAATTTTGTTTCACTATATGTAAGTTCTTTTTTACTATAGCAAATTTGTATAATTTCACGTTTAAATTCTTCTTGTTTGTTTTCTTTAATTAGTTCTTTTATGTAATCATGAGAACCAAAATACGTTTTCCAATTACCTTCTTTAACTACTTTTCTCCATCTTTTATACCCCTTAAGAGGTGGAAGTTTTTTATTAAAAAATAATTGTTTTTTACCAATATACTTCTTACCTGATGGTACATGAGTTACTTCATAAATAAAACCAAAAGTGTTTTCTGGAAAATGAGAAATATCTATTATTTCTTTTCCTTTGTAAATCCAATTCATTAAAACATATCTAAATTAACCATTATTGTTGTATCAGTAAACTGCGAAACCGGGAGAGGTCTAGCCAGTTTTGCTGTAGCTAATAAATCATAATTGTTATTATACATTCCTACTGTAGTGATGTAGGGTTGGAAAAATGAACCTGTAGCAAAATCATAATAAGTGTTACTATTAATATTACTCCCTGATATTAAGGTAGGGTTTAAAGAGTATCCAAATTCATTTTCACTAATACGAGCAGCATACTGTACTTCATTTAAAGTTAAAGTACTTTCAAATGAACAAGTAACTTTTGAGCCCGTCATAAATGCATCAAACCCTGGAGATACCCCATATAAATCAGTACCATATATGGCTGTACCATACAGAGAGTCATATGCATCTTCACTTTCTACCGTTACTACAATAACACCATGTTCATATATAATATTACCTAACTGGTTCCCATCCTGATCAAATAAATTTCCCTCACCATCATCTGTCATTATAGTAGTATCTTCTTCATATCTGAAGGTGTTAGGTTTAATATATTCACCAAATAATTTAGATGGTATAGATATTACTCCTATTCTAGCATTTGATTGTGTGGGAAATTCTCTTCTAGGTACTAAATCTGATGATAAGTAATTATAATAATTAGTTGTGCGTCTAGAATTCGTTATAGTTCCATCATTATTAAAAGAAGCAGTAGTAGCAATGCTACCAGATGAATCTAATAAAAAATTAGAATAATATAATTGTTTTATAGAATCATATAATAATCTTTCAGGAATAGATGATATCTGACCTGTTACAGGTTCTGATAAAATTGTATTAGTAGAAGGAGAATTTTTAGCAATAAATCTATCTATTCCTACGTTAGAACCTGTAAACTGTGAAGCCCCCCTAAAAGTAAAACTTTTATTAACTTTAAAGGGTGATATTACTACATCCTTTGAATTGAATTGTTTGAACGAACTCATTCACTTTAAAAGTCTAATTTAACCCTAATTAGTGCTTCTTTAGTGAAGTCCTTTAAAAGAGGTCTAGATAATTTAGCTGTAGCTAATAGTTCATTTGCAGCATTATACATTCCAATTGTAGTGATATATACTTGGGGTTGATTAATAAAGTTACTGTAAACTAATTCTCCAGTTGAGCCCGATATAAATGAAGGGTTTTCTGAATAGTTAAATTCCCCATTCCCCAGTCTAGCAAAAACAAAATCAGATGTAATAGTTTCCTGAGAATTAAGTTGAAAATTACCACCTAATCTAATTGCATCATAAAGAGTTTGATTATTTAAACCATCAGAATTATTGGTTCTATTAGCGGCAACATGAATTGATTGGGATATGGCATTAGGATTTAATAATATAGTTCCTATATCTGGTAGGAATAATCCATATGATCCACTATTAGCAACAAATCCATCTGTACCTACGGCTTTACCATTAGATCCAGACACTACTTGAAGTACCCTAGTAGAACCAAGAAAAGTGTTTACTAAAATATCCTTAGAATCATTAGTAAGATGAATTTTCTTAAATCCTCCAGATCCAGATAAATTTAAGTTAAAGGTTTCGGGAAATAAAGATTCTTTATATCTTGCTCTTTCTACGGAAATTGCGTAGAAATTTTCGGCTGTTAAAGTATTAGTACCACTACCAAAAATAAAATTGGCGTTTTCATCTTCTAATACCAATGCTCTATATTGCCCAAAATTAGTTAAAGTGGGAGTTTTACCTGTTACACCTGAATTATAATAAACTGAACCACTTCCTTTTTTATCAGCATACGCTATATCAAATTGAACATCCGCTAATGAAGCAGACAATGCAGGATCAACTTGATATACACTCATGTAAAAATCTCCAGAAGATCCATTCTTTTGAATGGATGAAGTGAAAAAATTAGTTAAAGTAGGATTACCTGTTGACCAAGCTGGTCCAGTTATAGCATCGCTACTTACAACTATGTCTGTAGATGAAAAAGCTTTAAAACTCATTATACGTTAGTTTTTGTTATTGTTAATGGAATAGTTATTCTAGCACCTGAATCTAAACCCACAAAAGTAAGAGTAGTTCTAATTTGAGCCCCAGTAGCTGCATTAGTACCAAATAAAGTATTTACTGTAGTTGCTCTTAAATTAATTTGAGAACCAATTACTGTTTGTGATAAAGTAGTTCCTAAAGTTTGGTTAACTGTAGTATTTTGAGCAGCTGCTGCTGGTGTATCAATACCAATTCCTGTAAAACTATTAAGTACCCTAACATCGGCTATAGTACATGAATAACCTGAAGTTTCATTTGCTTGTGCAGCTCCTAAGTAATTTAAAGTTTGGGGAGTTATAGCTAATGAAGCTCCTTGTTTTAGTGTAATAGCCGCATATCCTAAATCTAGTACTGGTAGTTTAGCTGTACCTCTAGGCAAAGTAGCTAATTTATATTTCATGATTTGGGTATCATCTGGGAAAGCTTCTAATAATGGCATATTTTCTATAGCCTCACCATAAAAAACCGAACCCGAAGGGTGGTTTGGATTATAAAGTGTGTAATCTATTTCATCATCCGCAACCGCAAATTGTGTAATTTGAAAAGAACCATCATTTTTAGCTAACAATTCTCTTCCTTTTTTAGTAAGGATAGCATCAACTGTTACTATCTGATTATTTAAATATCCCATTTTTAATTTTATTTATAAATATATTAAGTTAAATTTTCCTATTTATTAGTTAAAACTCCTTCTTTAACTAAATCAGAAATTATTACATCTATGTTTTGACCTAATTCTTCTGATATTAATTTATTTTTCATTACTCCCTTAGTAGTAGCAAACGAAGCAGAAGGAGGAACTAAATCTATTAGTACTGAAGTTCCATCTGGATTATATCTTCTTAGTAAAAATTGATTTATATTTACATTTGAAGGCACCTCAGGGTGTACATTTAGGATATAACTACCTGAAGCATGACCCTCTGTTTCTAGATTGACATCATATATCTTATGTACTAAATTTTCACTACCTTCAAATCTTAATTCATCTCCAACTCTAAATGAAAAGTTTTCATTAATAGGTTTAAAAGTACTATCAGGTATAGATAGTTGTGGGCTAATGTCAAAAAATTGTGACATAGAAATAGAAGCAGTTAAGGTATGTGTGAAATGACTACCTGTTTCAAAAAATTTATCTTGTAGTGTAATTTCAGGAAATAATAAAGGTGTATTACTAATAGCTTGACCTCTTAATTCCACTTCAAATGCAGAGTTAAGAATTACAATTTTCATAAAGACTTTATCAGTAGATCTACATTCAATAAAGTTAGTTTCAAATCCTTTTAATTGTAATATCTCTGTACCATTGCTATCTATAGAATAATTTATTGTTTCTTCACCTAATACTGTTTCTACAGATGCTCTCTCCCTTATAAGTTGGAGTTTAGCTATATCCATAGCACTAAAAATAGCATAAAAACTTGGTGAAATAGTATTTATAGATCTTATGTAACATGAAACAATACAACCAAATCTAATCTTATTACTACTAATGGGATTACTAGGAAAAGTATAAATACCAGTACTAGTATCAAATCCTCCTGCGCCATCTATTGCAGGAGGGTTGAAACTTATTCCTGTACCTCCTATAACATTATTGGTATTGGAAAGAATAACTGTTTGACTACCATTAGCAAAAAGCCCAAAATTAGTGGTTTCCCCTCCTACTCCCCTAAAGGTTAAAGAAGATACAAAAGCATCATTAACATTAGATACATCATTAACAGATACTTTTTGTGTAGTTAAAATAGGATCCACTCGTCTGGCACCATAAAGAACTTTGGCACTAGTATTGAAATTATCCAAATTAATTCCTACTGCAGCATTTACTAAAGATGCATCGTCAGTTTGTAAAGTATCTTCTAATGCAATATCTATTACATCCCCACTTTCGAAAGTTCCTTCCACGTTAAAGAAAGCGGGAGAATTTAAAAGTGGTTTAAAAGCATTTCCTTCTGAATCTATAAGATATGCTAATTTAACTTGTGTAGCATCTTCTAATTCAGGGGATGAAGGTACTAATAGTTGGAAATAACTGAAGAATGGTTTTACTCTTTGAATTACTGGGGTTTTACCATAAGATACATCTCCACCCCATGTTGTACCATCATTTAATAATGTTCCCTTTCCATTCCATTCATTAATCTTTAATGCTTTTAATTCGGAACCTTCATATCTGGGTAATACCCTAGATTGTTGTGTGTAATTAGAATCTTGGGTTTGAGAAGGAGTTGCATTATTATTAGTAATAGGAATAACATTAGTTGGAACTAACATACCTGTAGAATAATCTATATCTTGATATAATGTAGAATTTCTATTTTCTACAGCATTATTAAATAAGGGTTGGCAATCAAACGCATGATCAAAATCTATATCACCCGCAGTAAATGCAGGTTCTACAGCAGTTAGAGTAGATCTT